TCATGTCGTGTAGTTTTTTGTAGGTTAGATTCGAAGCGTTAATCGCTTCGATATGACAGATTAAGCACTACAGAATATAGGTCGTCAATGCCTATTTTCACTTTTTATTAACTTTTTTTTAGACGCGAAAAAGCCTGCTCAGACACGACTCCGAGCAGGCTTAACCTATCTAACACTTACACGTTTACTACTTAGAGACCGTAGGTCTCTTAAAGAATGCGAACTTCGAGTCGTCGTTCGACTTGCTGAAGGTTGCTTTAAAGCGAACGACGTCTCCGACTTGTGCCTCGCCTAGCTTGCTCGGAACTGATCCCCAGCAGCGTCGTCCGTCTGCGAGTTCGACGATCATCTTATAGGATCCTCCGAAGTCGTTGTCTTTCCATTTGAGGGAAAGGATGCTCCCTTCGACTTCGAAGCGACCGTCCTCCCAGTCTGCAGCGTCTACGAGCTTCGCTTCGCGCTCTGCTGCGAGAGCCTTCTTCTCGTCTGCCTGGCGGACTAGCTTCCGAGCGAAAGCGATCTGACGACGAGAGAGGGAAAAGTATTTCGCGAGCTTGTTAAGCATATCCTCCAGGATCGCGCTCTTCTCTGCGTTCTGCTGCAGGAACTCTCCGACGATACGCCATCTCCAGCTCGCCTTCATGATTCCGCGAAGCAGTCCCTGCTGGATGCGATTCTCGCGATGAGCCTTTTGGATCTCGTCCGCAGTCGAGAAGGCGAGGCGATTAACGCAGATGTTACCGATTACGATTAGCTCGCCGCTAGTGTGGCGATAGAGAGATCCGCTCGAGAGACGCGATCCGCAGTGAGTGCAGTGATCGCAGTCGTATCCGTTCGACTCGAGTTCGTCGTTATAGCCTGCGTCGATAGGATCGTGAGCCTCGCCGTAGCTGCCGCTCTGAGGATCCATAACTTCGTTCTGGCGATGATCGAACTGATCGACGTAAGTGTAGGCTGAAGGCTCGAAGCCTCCTGCCAGGCGATGCTTTTTAATTTTAGAAGTAGTAGTCATGTCGTGTAGTTTTGAAGATTAAAGTTAGAGTGTAGGATGCTCTGCCCCGTAGAGAGTTACTCTTACATTCCTTCCAGGATGTCGGAGACTAGACCGATCTTAAATGTCGAAAGGAAAGCGAGTCTCTCGTCTACGTTGTAGTCAGAAACTCCGTCTCTGTAATGCTTACGAAGGGAGGCTGATAAGGCTGGAGAAACTGACTCAAACATTTTCAAGAGTGCCTCCATTTGTTGGACCTTATTGTAGAACTCCTCAGAGACGATGACGTCTGCGGATGGCATTGCTGCTCCGTGATTGTTTATAGTAAGAGCTTTTTTTGTAGTAGTAGTAGTCATGTCGTGTAGTTTTTTGTAGGTTAGATTCGAAGCGTTAATCGCTCCGATATGACAGATAAAGAACTACAGAATATAGGACGTCAATAGTTATTTTCACTATTTATTAACTTTTTTTTAGAGCCTATTTTCGCTACCAGAAACCAGTCGCGCTCCTGTTCCGAGTGGATGCGTCTCGCTTCTTCTTCGGAGCTGGCTCGTCTAGCATCGTAGGCATACTGCCTCGATCGATTCGAGCGATCCCGATAAACTTAGAGAGAGCGCGGACCAGGATCTCGCAGTCCCATAAGTGGTCGCCCTTGCTGCGCTTAAGCTTCTTTACGACTTTGATATGTCCGCTCCTGTCTGTCTCCCTGGTCCAGTAAGTAGAGAAGAGCTGATCGTAGTAGACCTGCGGAGTCTCCGTGAAAGTATGGAAGCCAGAGAGCTGTCTCGAGCGCAGCCGAGAAAGCTCCTCCTCGTAGATGCTTTTATTAACGTGAAGGTAGCGGATCTTCGATCGACCTCCTCGTCCTTTCGTGTCTCCCGTGAAAGGATCTTTCATCTGTAGACGATAAGGCTGATCGCCCTGGAGATTCTTCCAGCCTCGAGAGCCGAACCATTTAGAGCGACGTTTAAATACTTCCTCGTAGATCTCGGACGTTCTGTCGCCTGCGCAGTCGATTATAGCTGCGTGGCATTTGTGCATATCGTAAGTGATGTCCAGCTCGGAGAATGAGGCGACCTGTCCGCAGTCGATCAGATAACTGATCCCGTCGCGATCGAATCCTCGGACCACATACCAGAAAGAGTCTGTCTGTGTATCGACTCCCATTACGCGATACTCTCCGCGAAGATCTCCTCGCTGGTAGTCGAGTTCGAGTTCGTTCGCGTCTGCCTGCTCCTGGTTCGCCCAGTCGTCCTTCCAGGGTTCCGCCAGGTTACCCTGGACGAACTTCTTTAATCCATGCATCGAGGAGCTTACCTGGAGCCAGTTAATCATTAGAGTGGCGAATGTCATCGCAGGAGCGTAGAGAGAGTTAAGATGGTAGCTCCTGTGATTAGCGGGAGCGTTCGGATTTTTCGATCGCCATTCTCCGCTCTTAACCATTGTCGGCTTATGAGCGTCCAGGATCTCTCCGTCGCAGCATGGGCAGAGATAAGCTGCAGTCGATGCGACCATATCGTAGTCGTAGGTCCCGTCCTCTAGTTTAGCCTCCTCTGCGAACTTAATCGAGTAGCGACTGTCGCCTCGCTTGTCTTTCTGTCTCCAGGTAAATTCGATGGACTCTTCGCAGTGAGGACATGGCATAAAGTAAGTTCGCTGGTCGCCGTAGAGATACTCCTCCCAGATCCCTCCTGTCTCTTCCTTCGGAGTCGATGTCTGGATGATCTTATATTCTCGCCGTCCTTTGATCCGCTCGAGAGCAGCCAGGCGAATATCTGGATCGATCTCGTCGATCTCGTCCAGAACCAGATAAGCGACAGGTGCAGACTTTACATTATTCTCGGACCCTGCTCCCGCGAAGGTTAGAGTGCATGACAGAAACTCCTGCCTCATGTTTGTTATCTTGTCGCTATCGACTCGACCCGTAGCTGCGCTCAAAGGACATTGATCCTTTAGCGGCTTACAGTCGTCGATAAAGGGTAGCCATCGTCCCTTCGAAAAGTTGCGAGCGTTCTCTGCGCTAGGCATAATCCAGAGCGTGTCCTTCGGGAACTCAGAGAGCAGGTAGCCGATCCCTGCATACATCGTCGTCGTCTTGCTCGACTGCGATCCCCAGCAGAGAGTTATCTTACTGATCGTCGGATCGATTAGAGCGTTTAGAGGCTCATGAGCATAAGGGAAAACCTTAAGCGATCCTGGCAGCTCGGACACATTATCTCGCAGGACGCAGTTATCGAACGCCCAGTCTACGGGAGGCTGCAGTCTCCTGGGAGAAAAGAGCTTTCCTATTTCATTTTTTAACAGTGAACCCATTACGTGCCGCGAAATTTTTTACATATCCTTCTAGATCTTTAGATGCCGCCATCGTGAAGGCTTTAGTCTGTCCGTTAAAAGCTCGAGCGAATGCGTTAATCCCTCCAGAATTAGGGTTAAGCGCGGACTGAGATCTGCTCTTAATAACGATCACCGACTGCTTCTTATCCTTTAACAGCTTCCCAGATACGGCTGCCTCATGCTTAATCGTCATCTTAGATTTCATCGCTGCCCCTAGTCCCCTGGTATTCTTAACAGGGATCCTTAGCTTAGACATTATTACCAGGAAGCTCTTTTGAGACGAGGCGATCCTGCTCTTCTTTAATTTGATTATCTTAGCCTGCAGTTTACGAAGCTCTCCGAGAGCCTTGTTAATTCTGGTCTGCGTGTCGTCGTCTAGGAAACGCCCTGCGGGATTCTTTGCTCCTACTGCGTTTAGCTTGTAGGATCTTCGAACTCGGATCCAGCGTCCTGCGGCTGATCCGTTCTCTTTAAAGATAACAGATCCATCCTTAGCCTTACGAATCTTATCTCCTCTAGACGATACGAATTTAGTCGAGAGAGATTCTTTTACGGCTTCGGAGATGATCTTCGCCTTAGACTTGTAAGTGAATCGAGCGGCTCCTTCCAGGATAGATCCAGCCGAACCTTTTACGACATCCGAGAAGCTCGCTCCCGTCTTGCGCTTAAGCGTTCTAATCATTTGATCGAAACCTTTCGAATTGATTTTTAAATTACCAGACATGATCTTTATAAATTAAATCCTCAGCAGGTGGACAAACGGTAAACACGACTAAACCGACTAGCGTCTTAATAGCTAGACTACCTACCGAGGAAAAGTTTTTCTATCTCACTAAAGACGCGATCGTCAAGTCCGTTGCGGATGGCAAGCTCCGCGATGTTAGGGTTAGCAGGGTTAGCCTGTGACGCGACCTGGCGAGGTAGAGCATCGAGCAGCCGTCGTAATGGAGTAAGGAGCTTTATTAAAGT